GGCTACTATCATTGCAATTCTAATCATCCATCACTCCTCGGCTGTTGCATTTCGGGCAGATACTCTGAGACGCCCAGTCATTTTTGTCGAACACGTACCCAATGCCTCGGCAAACGTTGCACACCGGCCCCATGGGGTGGGTATATTGCCCGACGATTGCGTTATGTGTGCAGGCAGCCTCGCCCATTTTCAAGACGCCGGAAAACTTGATCTGTCGCCGAAGCTCAGCCGCTCCCAGCGTTGTTTCGTCGTAAACCGTCACAGTGGCTCTCTCTTGTCAACGGACGGAGCGGCCCATGCTTTTGTAGGGCAGGAAGGTTTCCCAGTGCCCTGATCCCGGAGTGTGTTTTGCGTCAATCATTATGAAGTCTCCTTGTTCACGGCCCACACGCCAGCCATGCGGCCACTGCTGTTCTTTCTACGCTCGCCCGTATCGTGAATCACGTTGTCGCGGCGCAAGTCGCTGACACGCCGCCAAACCTGTGGGTAATCCAGTTCGCAGCGGCCCGCAATTTCTTCGGATGTCATGGGTCCGAAGTGCAGCAATGTCCGGTAGACGATTGCCTTGTACCGCTTCGCTGCCGTCTCCATAGACGCCGCTGCGGCAAAGGAAGTGTCCGAATCATTGCGTCGGACATTTTTGAACATCTCTAGTTGGCGCATATCGTTTGTCTCCTTTTTATCAATTATTACTGGACCGGCATCAGCCATTCGTACTTGTCCACGATGGACCGGCACGACTGGCACACCATGGAGGTCCACGCAAAATTAGAGACGCGGGTTTTTTTAGAGCAGTTCGGACACCAGATGTCCTTCCCGTCGAACCCGGCATGCGTCCATTTCGGCACCCGGTGAAACTGCCGGGGCTCCGTAGCCGCATCCTCTTCGATCTGCGCTTTATTCTTCCCGTTGTACACCGCCGCCATGGCCGTCCATCCGAAATCATAGGCGTCGGTCTTTTTTAGGGGTTTGTTGAGTAACCAATCAAAATCCTCTTCGGGCGGTTGCGGTTTTTGCCTGTTTTTGCCGAGTAACCAATCAAAAATCTTCATTAGTTTGCCTCCTTCGTGCGCTTGTCGCGCAGTTGCCGTGCTTTTCCTTCCCAGAGAATCTGGATATCAGGATCGTGGGCCGTGTCGCGTGCTTCCTCGCACCGGGCTATACGCCGCTCGGTTAGGGTAGGGGCCGACAGTTGCGTGCCCAGCCAGTGCATGCCCTGTATGAAACGCTCTGCCTCGTTCATAGCTGTGCCCGCTCCGGTACGAGTTCGTAATAACCTGCGATTATCTCGCTCTGAAGCGTCTCTTCGGCTATTTCAACGCTCTCAATGTTAGTCGTGCTGAAGCCGCCGATACACAGCAAAGTGTAGTGGTAGGACGTAACCTCAACAAACAGGGCATCTTTTTTTCGTCGGGTCTCCGTGCGGGACAACACCCGCTCCGCAATTTGTAAGTGCGGGAAGCCCAAAACCGTTCGGCCCTCCGCAGAAGCTGTAAGTGCGTAATTGGATCCAATAAACATTGCCGTCTCCTAGTATGTTGGGATTAGTCCCATAACATAGGATAACATAGGAACAAAAAACACTGGCGTCAACGGTTTATTTTTGGAGGGGGTTTTTAGTCTTCGTCGTCGTGGCATCGGGCGCAACCTTGGGTCACCATGTCCACGATGGAAGCGTAGCACCAGACGCAGAACGCCACCGGGCAGATGCCGAAATCTCCGGCAATTCCGCCCTCGCCCTCAAGATCAACAGGGCTGCCGCAGATCGAGCAGGTCAGCCCTGCCCATGCTTCTTCTTTTTTTGTCCCGCCCATGCCGACCGGGGCCTCCTGTAAAAAAGACGGTGGGGGCCATGGGCACTGCGTGCCCCCACCGTCAGGTGACCGTTTCGTGCAGCAGCGGGAGTCAAAGCGCGCTGCCGCAAGGGGAGGTCCGAAACGGTCGCCTATGCTATAACATCTTTCTTGGGTCCGCGGCCCCAAAATTCCGGTGGTGCCTCGCTGGTGCTGTAGTCAAAAAGAAACCACGCGCAATTGTCTTTCCCTGTATGCGGGCTGTCCGGGATCCACTTCACGCGGCCAATCGACACAATCTTCCGGCAGTACTCCAGATATTGCGCGGCCTGCTTGGTGTGCATCCAGTCTGCGTCAAAAAGCAGCCATGTAGGCCTTATTTCGGAGAGGTGGAGAATGAGCCGGTGTAAAATAGGCCGGGACCATGGCGGGTTGGTAATGAAGAAGTCCACATCAACATCCGCCTCTTCAATCGCGAGGGCGTCCTTTTTGTATAATCGGGCATGGTATCTTTCCCATGTTGCCGCGCAGTCGCCGTAGAAGAAACGGGCTGGCGGCAGTTCAATGTCGCTGGCGTATCCCAGCGTCGGACAAAAGCGCCCGCCGTGCGCCGCACCCTCAAAGCTTGACAGAGCCCGGATTAAGGCACCATCGCCAAAACAGGGCTCTATATATGTAAAGCGCTCGGGCAAATGGGCGATGAGCGGCTCGACCGCGCTGACCGGTGTGGGGTAGAAATCCCGTTCCCGGCGCGCAAAGTCGGAGCGCTTGCCCATACTAGAGGATGACGCCGAGAACGAGTATTAACGAGTATATGGCGGCGGTGACAAAAACGGCGGTCATCATTTTTTACGTCCCTTTTTCAGCGGGGCGGGCTCTATGTCCTTCCCCGTCATCTTTTCCAAAACAAACGTGAACTGGCCGGAGATCGTGCGGCGTTCCTTCGCCGCCATGTCCTTGAGGACGTGGTAGCTCTCAATCGGGATGACGACGCTCTTCCATTTATCGGGATTCATACTACTATTCCTTTATCTCTGGGAAACTATCGGATTTGTCTAGCTTGGTCAAGCTCCCCCAGTTCGGTCCTAGCGATATATCGCTGGGACTCGGCACTCCCAGTTGCAGAGCGCCCTCCATTATGCTGCACAACTCTCTGGCCTCCTCTGCGCCCGATACAGAGAACGCCAGTTCGTCGTGTATTTGCACGAGCGGCACTTTTTTCTTCCCTTTGTACACCGCCGCCATCGCGGCCTTGGTCTGATCGGCTGCTGACGACTGGATTAATTTGTTAAGCGCCTTATAGGTGTATGCTCTCTTGATATTGTCGCCGTATTCGAGGTGGGCCTCCTCTTGGGGCAGGGCCCGTGCAGAAACAAACAGGTTTGGCTCCCACAGATCAAACCGGCACTTGCGGCCAAGCAAGGACCGGACAAACCCGCCCTTGTCGCGGTGCGAGACCTTCCGTTGCACAGCATCCATAAGTTCCCGCACGAACGGAACGTCCTCGTGATACTGGCGCATGAGCCGTTTGGCCTGCTCCGGCGTCACGTCCAGTTGCTCGGCGAGCTTGGTCTGCCCCATTCCGTACATGATGCCAAGGTTAATGGTCTTGGCCTGCTTGCGCGGGATGTTGGCGATGTCGGCGACCATCTGGTGGAAGTCGGTCTTGGGGTCGGTCCGGTATGCCTTGACGAAGTCCCCGGATCCGGTCAGGCCCTTGTGCGTGAGGCTTGCAAAGTGGACGAGGATGCGCGGCTCCTGCTGGTCGAAATCCATCGACGCCCACTGCTCTCCCTCTTCCGGCAGGAACAGCCCCCGTATTTTGGACGCCATGTCGGGGTTGCGGGCAGGAATCTGTTGTAAATTAGGATTGGACATCGAAATGCGCCCGGTTACCGTCCCTCCACCGTCCGACCGTAGCTGGTTGATGTGGCCGTGGATTCTCCCATCCTCTGTATAGCGCAGGATGCTGGACAAGAAGGTGTTGCCCACTTTGTCGTATTCCCGCGCCTTGGCAATCTTCTGGGCTATTGGATGCTCATGCTGGGATAGGAAGTTCTTCGTGAAAGACGGCAGCCCGGTCTTGGTGCGGCCATAGGGTATGCCCAGTTGGTCAAAGACCTTGGCAATGCTGGCAGCGGCCCAAAGCTCGACGGCGAGGCCGGTCTCCTTCTTGATGCCGGACTGCATGGCCTTGACGGTTTTGATCAAATCTTGGCGGAGGCGCTCGGCGGCGTCGAGGTCAACCCGGATGCCGCGCCACGTCATCTCGATGCAGAGCGGCAGGACGGAGGTCTCCATGTCAAAGACCTGCCACAAATCCTCCTTGGTCAGTTCCACCTTGAAGACCTGCCACAGATCGAGCGTAAGCTGGGCGTCGGCCTCGGCATACTCGCCGACAAAGCAGGCGGGCAGCTTGTAGAGTTCGGCCTTGGGGTCTACGCCAAATTCCTGTGCGGCCTCCCGGAGCGCGGCCTCGGACTTCATCAACCCCATGTAATCGTATGAGACGGCATTCAGGGAATAGCTGAAGCGGTTTTCGTTCAGCAGGGGCGCGGCGAGCATGGCGTCGATCATCTTGCCCTTGAGGTCAATGCCAAGGCGCTTGAGCCAGCCCACGTCGTAGGCGGCGTTGAAGAAGATCTTGTCCGACGGGTGGTTGGCTATCTCCTTCTGGAACCAGCGCATGACAATGCCCCGGTCCAGATTGCCGCCACCCTCATGGGCAATGGGCAGGTAGGCGTTAAAACCCTCGTATGCGACGGCAAACCCGACGACATCCCCATGGCCCGTGGCCCAACCCGGACCGTGGGACTTGAGCCGTGGGTCTTTGGTTTCCAGATCAATTGCTATTTCTGTGATACCGTCCGGTGTCGGAGGTAGCTGCTCGATGGGCACCCATTCGGTTTTCACGCCCCACTTCGGCTTCTGGAGATTATTTTTCAACTTAACGCATCCCTTCTGAGCCGGAAGCCTTCCTCTGTGAGCCGGAATCGCTCTGGGTCGAAGGGATGGGGTGTGGTTTCCTCCTTACTTTCTTCCGCCTCGGCGCATTCGTAAGCCACCGCCGCGTATCCGGCACCGTCAACGTAGTCGTCCATGTTGAGAGCTCCGTTCTTCCGCCGGGCCACTTTCATAAGCTCCATCATGTTGGCAACGTCGTGCGCCGTGAGTTCGTCCTTGTTGTACATATAGCCGTTCCACAGGCGGGCTATGTTCTCGTGGGTCTCCGGGATGGAGCCGTGGGCACTGGCCCGGTCTCCCGTGACAAGAGCCGAGGCTGTCTCTAAAACTTCTTTAGCAGGCATCTTTCTCTCCTTTGTTTAAAAAAGTCGCATCTTCATATTGCCCAACCCCTTTGTGAGTCTTCCGGCATTTTAAGGACCAGATTCTGCATGGCCCGCGTCATTCCAACGTATAGGACGCGGTGTGCGTCGTCCGGGTTCTTCTCCATCTCCTGCAAGGCTTTTCCGGAGAGGTCGGTGAACAGCAGGACATTGTCGGCCTCACCGCCTTTTGCCCCGTGGATCGTGGACAGTTTGATCTTGGGCTTCTCGAAAATGTTGATGCCCCGGTTAAGGAGCGCCGTGGCATAGGCGCGGTCTTCGTTACCTATGCGGTCTAGGGCCGCGTCCCATGTATCGCCGGGCGTCTCCAGACCAAAGTGCTGCCGCAGGACGGCCATCGTGAACAGGTCCTGTTCGTCCGCGCCGGACAGCATCTTCTTGGCACCGCGCTTCAGGCGGCCCGGCCCGCTGGACATGTGGTCATAAAGATTGATGGCTTCCTTCAGGGAGATCTCGTGTCCGGGGCTTTGTTGCAGGTGGTTCCACGAACTGATGGCGCTCCGGATGGTCTTTTTGATGGAGGGCGAGCCCTTGCGCTCAAAGTAATGCCCGCTGGAGGTGAGCCTGTCGGCCAGTTCATCCAGCATGTAATTGGCCTGCGCTAGGACGAGCCATTCGTCGTCGCCGAACGAGACCGTGTTGGCGTCATAGGTGCGCTCGACGCTTCCCTCCTCGGGGCGGGGCATCCAGACTTTCTTCTGCCTGCTGCGGATACGCTGGACTACGGAATCGGCGATGGCATGGACGCTGCGCGGAACCCTGTACGACTGGGACAGCACCTCGGAGCCGCCCGGAAGTCCAACAAAGTAGTTGATGTCGGCTCCGGCCCACCGGTAAATGCCTTGGTCGTCGTCTCCTGCGACGAACATGCGGTCGCTGCGGTCGTTGAGGTGGTGAGCCACTTTCCATTGCAGCGGAGTGAGGTCT